CCCCAATCACACTTTGCTATTTCTTCTACTGGGTCTATGTAGCGTGCTGCTTTTTCACAATCCATCACAATCACACTATCACTAAACCAACCTCTTTCCATTTCAGTACCTTCGTACTCTTTTGGATTCATATTCAAAGTGTCCCAACACATACCAAAGGCACAATCGCCTAGGTCTGTATCATAGAGAACACCAATATCTCTGAAGTTCATTTGGTCTACGTCCATATAAATAGCTCTCCCCTCAAAGTTACAGAGGTGAGGTATGGCGTATCTAAAGCAAGTAAAGGGTGTTCCCCAACCTTGTTTGTTCCAATCTTCAAACATACTTGGTCTCATGAAGGTTATATCTAGCTTTCTATCAGTATTTTGTAGTAAAGTATATACTAATACTTTTTCAATCCACTTATCTTCATACTCCGAAGTTCCTACAAATATTCTAATCGGTTCAGTCATACTTGGTCTCCGTAGTAAATTCTGCTGCACGAGTCTTGATGTCATCTAAGCGTGGTGCACTTGGTGGATTAACACGATAGTAATAAAACATACACCCCTCTTTTGGATAATAGTTCATACATCTATCGCCTAGGAAAATTGGTTTTTCTGTGCTTACTTCAAAGCCAAAAGCGTTCATGTCTCCCCAACGCACTAAATGAGGTGCGTGCATATGCATACATCTTTCTGCCATTTCTTCTGTTCGTCTGTATGCTTTTTCGTATGACCAACCCTCTTTTTCGGTATAATTATTCCAGCTTCGTACTGCACCGTAAGCATCACCACTAAGCGTGATAACTCCTCCATAAGAGCGAATTGGGTGGCATATTGTATAAGGGGTTGCTTTTACTAAAGTAAAGTTGTTGATGACCAGTCCTTGGTCGTTAAGGGAGGTTCGAATATCGTTAAATATTTCGTGATGCAACTCTTTCCACATAGGAAAACTAGAGGAATAGTTGTTGTTTGGTAATAAATTATAGAAGGTATAGCTGTCAGCATGAATAAATCTCCAGTCATTCTCTGGATTCATGTATTTGACAGCTTCCTTTGCTAGTTTGTTAAGTCTCTCGTAGTTCATTCATCAGTAGTTCGTTAAAAAGTTAATTACAGCGTTATGCTCTTTCGTGTATTTTTCTGGAATACTTACATCTATTACTACACGAGGTGAGCCGCCTGTATTGACATCAGCAAACCAAGTCTCTCCATCTTTACCCATGTGTCCAGCAAGGACAGTCCAGTTGCCTGCTCCTATGCCTCTCCTTTGGTCTTTAATCGTGACTTGCTTTTTATTTTTTACTGATACTGAATAACCACTACCTGAGTTGTGAATAAATCTTAAGTATAGTCTGCCTTTATTTTTACTGTTGTGCCAGCCTGTATGTCCATATCTAGGTGGCATAACTGTAATGGTATCGTAATACCACTTTTCATGCGTCTGTATATCTTCTCCCATACCAAACTGGAAATATTTAAGAAAGAAATACTTTTCTGTTCTTAATCTTTTTCTCATTTTACCACCTTTTATAGGGGCTACATTACCACTATAGTCTTGGTAATTGTGTTGTCTGGGATATCCTACAAACGTATCATCTGCCATCAAGGTCTTTAATGTGGCAAATGTTGTGTCTGGTTTCGGTTTTGCCCTAAAAGTATGGGGCATATTGTAAAGTATCGTTGCAAAACTATCAAGTTTTTGCAACATTTTTATATTCTTAATCGGAATCTGTTTCATTTTTCAAAGCTTCGGGGTCAGTTACTTTTTCATAGTAAACCACGACCTCTTTGAGTTCAGTTATGTAACGCTTTAATTCTTGCATATTATAACTCATCAACTCATAATCAGGGATTGACATGGCTACAAATACTATTTGGCCATGCTCCTTTGTCAACCTGTCATGGAATTCATCTATATTTTTCTCTGAAACAACATACCACATTGGTTCTTTTAAATCAATTTCACGAGGCATCACAGGTTGTGTGATAATCCTGTCCATTGGCTTGGCTGTTACTTCTATTTGTTTAGTTGGGAGTAGACTGCAACTCGACGCCATTATCGAGAGAGTCAATAGTCCTACTAATTTCTTCGATTGAGTCAAATACATCTTTCGTTCCATTGTTGATTCTTGGTTCTAGCAACCCAGGCTTTGCAGCGGCTAGTTTGGTTAAATTATGTCTCTTGAAGATGTCAAGGTATCTATTCATTTCCCTTTGTGCTTCCTGAGACTTCTTTTGCAACTCACCCAGCTGGGCGGTCTGGAGAGCAAAGTCATTTTGCATTGTTGCAATGGCTTCCTCTTGAGTTGCTACGGCAGTTTCTAGTGCCGCATTGTTTGCTGTTAATACTTGGTTTTGGTTATATAAATAATAACTTCCAAGACTTAATACGATTATAATGCCTATCAATAGTTGATTCATAACTGTTCAATCCTATAATTTAGTCCGTCTGCTCCTCTGATTTCAACTAACTCGCCGTCATCAGTTGTGAACTTTAGGAACTTATCCTGTTTCTTGTGGAATGTTTTAACTATGAACTCTCTATCATCACTATCGCCCCAAGTTTGATTATAACTTACTACTAGGCTATATCTTGGAAACATTTTATACTTTATATAAGTATAAGCCCATACTAGAAACTTCCAGATGGGCTTAGTAATCTTCTGATGAAGTTGCATAAAGAACCGTTTCATGCTACAAAGAGGTCTGCCTCCGCTTGTCTTCTTCTAGTTAGTCCTTCTAATACTTTACCACCTGCTTTGTTCCATCTCAACATCTGAGCGGGAACGCCATCATAGTCGCCTGCATTTAGAACTTTCAAAAGAGTACTAGCCTTGAGGTTACCACCTCCTAAATTGTATACCCATGATACCATTGCATCAAATTGGTTTTGATTTAGTTCCACTTCAACTAGGTTATTTACATAACCTTCATACTCGTCTAGTTCTGCTAAAAGCATTGCATCGGCTTCTTCTGCTGTAATAACATCGCCTTCTTTCACACCTTTGGTGTGTCCGTAGCCGATTGTCCATACACCCGCTGGGCATAGATATGCCTTCAGCTCACAACCTTCAAAATGTTTTATTAGTTCTAGTCCTTTCTTGCCTGTTTTCATTACTTCTCCTGTGAAGGAATCGGGGGCATTGTGCTGCCCCCGATTGTCTTAGTCAATTTCGAACTCTACCTCTTTACTTGTGTCCTTCGTGATATTGACTGTGAGTAGACCATCTAAAAGTTTGATGCTATCTACTTTGAGGTCGGAATTGAGAACAAAGGTCTTGTCGAATGACTTTCCGCTAAGTCCTCGATGAAGATAATTATCACCTCCTTCGCTGTCTTTAACACCCTTTATTCGTAACTCGTTGTCTTTCTGAATTACGGATAGTTGTTTTTTACTCCAACCGGGCACAGCGATTTCGAGTTTGAATCCACTTTTGCCCTCCACTATATTATATCTTGGATAGTTATCTCCCATCTGGTCAAACCATGCTGGGTTGTGTCCTAACCAAAAGTTCTTTAGCAATTCTCTATGTATATTTGCTACCATAGTTAATTTCTCCTTTGTGCCATTACGGTCACGCTTTGCACCCTTTCGGTATGCGGTTAATAAAATGTAAGCGAATTTATCACTTACTCCATTATTATAGCAAAATTTTCACCTGAAGTCAAGAACTATTTTCAGTCATCATAATCTATCTGACCTTGCTCACGTAAATATTCGAGTGTATCTGATATCCCTAGTCGTCTACCGATATTATAGAAGATACCTGCCACACAACATGCTATCGTAAGCCATTGGTATTCATTAAATCCGAATAGTTCCATGTTATTTTCCTATGTGTTCGACATCTGAGGCTGGTATAACCTGATAAGCACCCTTGTTATAAGCGGGAGCTACGGTGTATTTCTTACTTTCCTCTATCTTCCAAGAATTATCGACTTCTGGCGTATATTTAGTCGTTTTTAAACTAGGTATATGTGGAGTCGTTTCTCTACTTGGTTTGACGTTCTTCTGCGCTTTCGCAACAAATTGATGCCTTCTTTTCTTCTTCCAAGCATTGGTCTTGCGTTTTCTGCCACTTGGACTGTATCTCATACTGCCTTGAATAATCATGCATTTCTCCTTTATTTTTTCATTCAGTATATATTATACTACTATTTAAGCGCGGAGTCAAGAGTTTTTGGAAGTTCAACAAAAATAGTTCTTGACAATGAACGTCAAAAAGAGTATAATATAAATATGAGAACTTGGACTGACGAAGAAATAAAATATTTACGCGAGAACTATAATAAAGTTCCAATGAGTATAGTTGCTGGACAACTAGGCCGTAGCGCGCAGTCAATTCGTTCTAAAATTCACAATATGCGAAAGAAAGGTATGACTTTTCATAGGAGAACAGATGCCAAGCGTTAACTCCAAAAATATGCCTTTCGAAAGAGCACTTCGGCTTTTCAAAAGAAAATGTATGCAAGCTGGTATCGTGCAAGAGGTACGCGATCGGCAATACTACGAAAAACCTGCACGCAAAAGACAACGCAAAAAAGCGGCTGCAGTCAAGAGACAACAAAAAATTACGAGAGAAAATAACAAACATTTGAGGCGTCAGCCTAAACATTTGTAAGCTACCATTGGTCTACTTGTATTTTCTGAGACTTACAACTCATCATTTTGCAACTCAATTTAAAAAATAATTTATTTTTTCGTACCAAAAACTTATTCCAGAACAGCCATAAACTACCTACCGAAAAACTGTTCTTGCAATATTTCAAAAAGTATGGTAAAATATATACATAAATTAAGATACTAATCAAAACAAATCACCAACTACTCCACCACTCCTAATCTCAGAATCTAGAATATGGAGCATCGGAGGAGCGTCAGCGGGGGAGATGCGATATTCAAATCTGAAAAATTCTGGAGAAGATTAAGGAGTTAATTGTGTTAACAATATCAACTAAAGACAATCTAATATAAATCGCAACGAACCCAATCAAACCCCAACTTCTAACTAATTACTACAATTACGTCTCAAATTTTCATAACTTCGTCCAATTCGCGATAAATCAAACAATAAAAAAGCCCAACAAATGTGGGCTAATTTATACTAATTTGCTCTCGTGCCTCCTAGCTACCCCAAAGTTTTCTTGCTAGTTTTCCTACTCCTAGTTTCTCTAGGTCTCGGTCTTGCAACATTCGGATTTGTGTAGTTGATACTAGGTCACGACTGCCATCAGCAAACTTAAGTCTTGCCTTCACACCCGTTGGGGTGTCGGTCAAGCCAAGTACCTCAGCATATTCCGTTATTCCTTTTCGACTTATCTTACATATCCTCATTTGAACTCCTC